GGCAAGCGGGTAGCTGATATCGTGCCTACTGCCCTCATTCCACGTGTCCGACATTCGCAGTATGTACGATATAGCGAAGCTGACGACCCGAGGCACCGTGTTCTCATCGACCTTGGCAAACTTCTTCCTCAGTTCTTTGAGAGTGTAGATATTATCCGTGGTGTGTGAGATGGCTTGGTAAGGTTTTGGGTATTCGGGTTTGAGGTTTAGAGAGCCTGGCAGTCGCATCAAGCGGCCTGGCGTTACAACTTTGAAGTCTCCCCCGAAATAGTAGGTGATATCTGTCAGAAGGTCTTTGATATCTTTATTGAAGCCGTCTTTAATGCCATCGAAGTGGTAAGTTTTGTCCAGCTTATAGTATCCCTGAAATGCATGCTCACTGGACTCTACCCATGCAGAAACATCCTCTAAGCTTTTGATATCAGCGTAGAAAGCCTTGCCCGGAATCCCAAGGTATTTGCATGCATCCAGGTCAAACCACAGGGCTGGTATCGACACTGTGTTAGAGACATTGTGCCGTTTATTCTTATCCTTAACCGTTGCCGTACAGAACCAAATATTGTACTTCGTGGAATGTTGTCGCCACCATTCAGAGTTAATCTTGTCTGGGGCAGAATAGGCGTGACAAAGCTCAGTCGTGCTCTTTGCTTTCTTGTCTGATTTTTTCTCTGTGTCTTCGTCCTCTTCTTCGTCTTCTGAAGAAGATTTTGGATCAGATTCTCCAGGTTTTGACTTCAGTGTTGCTATGTAGCCTTCGGGTTTATCGCCAAACATAAACTGTAGGAACTCGATGGCCTCATCAACGTCTGTTGTCAGTGTTTTAGTCATAGGTAAACCTCACGAACTCTACGGGTATCTATCATTATAGCCCAGGCAAACGGACTTGTGGAAGTCTTTTTGCAAGAAATTAGTGACTGCTTGTAAAATCAGGTATAATTACCAGGGAAACAGAGCCATTAATAGTGTATAATACTGTTATGAGACGACCGCCTTGGTGGAAAGCACAAAAGAAAGCTTACTATCGCGCTATCGAACTGAGTGATGAAGGTGTGCCTCTCCTAATGGAGATGGGTACCGGCAAGACTCGCGTGGCGGTCAAGTGGTTGGAATACTTATTCCGCGAACGGGATGTTCGGCTGGTCTTTGTCGCTGCACCACTTGCTGCGATGCACGTCTGGATTGAGAACTGGCATGAATGGGCCAACGCCCCTGTCGCTTTCATTGATCTACATGATACAGGAAGTGCGGGCATTCGTGAAGCGATAAGACTGTCCAATCAAGGTTGGCCGGTTATATGTCTTGTGAATTACGAATCAGCATGGTTCATCGGCAAGAAACGGGTGAAGATCGAAATAGATGATGTGGTCCGTACACGTATCAAAACCGTGGATACTACAATGGCCGATGTGATGTGGGATGTAGGGATACTTGATGAGTCTACCGCGATCAAAACTCCTGGTTCCAAGGTCACCAAGTTTTTCCGGGGAATGATAAAGCCTCGGACAAAGTTCAGAGCGATCTTGACTGGTTCTGCTTATATCAAACGGCCTATCGATGTCTATGCACAAATCAAGTTCTGTTGCTCACGACCCATATTCCCTGGAGACTTCGCGGCGTTCAAAGCCAAGTATACTATTCCACATCCCATGATTCCACAGGCCATTCTTGGCTATCAGAATCTCGATGACTTTGTGGAGCGTTTGGCGAGTTGTGCCATACTCCTGAAGAAGGAAGATGTGGTAGACCTGCCACCATTCGTTCATGAGACTCGAAAGGTATCTTTATCTGCAAAGAGCCGTAAGGTCTATGATGAAGTCACCCAGGACAACTACGCTTACTTGGAACAGTTAGAAGCTGATGGTGTTGAGATTACGGCCTCCCATGTTTTTGCGGTCCAGAGAAAACAAATGCAGATCACCAGTGGCTTTGTTTATCCCGATCTGGTTCAAGTCGGTGAGGGCGATGATGCCAAGATGGTCAAACCTGCCCCTATAAGGTTGGGCACGGAAAAAGTTTCGATGCTACTTGACATCATGGAGAATCGTGACTATCCTACTATCATAGTGGTTCAAATGGATGAGGAAGAACGCATCGTCTCTGAGACCCTGGAAAAAAGATTTGGTTTCACCCCGAAGATTCTAAATGGTCGTGTAAAAGGTGCAGCAGCTCGGCACAACATGATAAGAGAAGCCCGGAATGATTTGGGTTTTATAGTCAAGGAATCTGTTGGTGCCAAAGGGGTAGACATGCGGGCCTTTGACATGACGATTTTTTACTCACATAGCTTTGATACCGAAGACTACGATCAAATGATGAGCCGCAATCATCGTGGCGGCCAAACGAAGAATATTACCTACGTTCATCTACTCATAAAGAACACGGTGGATATGCACGTGATGAAGTCTCTCAAGAGTGATATAAGTCTCGCTCGACAGATCGAAAGGGATTGGCGGGAGTTGATAAGATGCTGAAAAAAGCTCACAAACAGGCCCTGTTATCCACTCACCCAACTCTTGCATCGATCACCATTACCGATTTTGAGAATGACGATGAAGAGTATACTTGCGCCGGTCAATATTGGGGAACGGGTTACACACTGGTAAAGTATCGGGGCAGGGAACTGGCTTTTGACCCAGATAATATGCACGCAAAAGACCCCAAGAGATTGTTTATTGTTCGCACCAGCGAATGGAGCCGATTTAGGATACGGTCGATAATCCTGGACTCAAAATCCATTTGCAAAAAAACTGGTATAAGTACCAGTTTGCAACCAACCTAGCACTGAGGTATACTGATTATGATGAAATACAAATCCAATGGAGGCAACGAATGAGTACTGACGTATCTACTCTGAAAGTCCGTATTCCAAAAGCGGAAAAGACGGCAGCCATGATCGAAATCATCCGGGAAGATGAAGACTTCCGGTTTGATTATATTCAGGTCGATCACGACGACCGGTTGTTCAAGCTGCCAATTCCCAACACCGACGACACCGAAGAGGTCAAGGTATTCTACGGCGTGATTCTGCACTTCCGGCCCATCCCCGCCAAGGATGATCGCAAGGAAAAGCGCGAGCTTACCCTGCTCCGCTGTGGTAAGATCATGCCCGAACAGCTCTACCTCTCCAACGCCGGTCTCTGGCTGTGGAAGGGCTTCATGAAGCAGCTCACCGATCAGCACATCACCCATGTGGCTCGCGTGCTGGTCAAGTTCAAGGCCGTCGAGGGCAAGAGCGGCGATGGTAAGCACACGTTTACCAAGGTCGAGTTGTCCATTGTCCGCGAGCTGGAGGACAGGGAACTTGACTATGTGATGAACATAGTCCCCATCGTGGCCGCTCGTATCAAGAAGTACACCGGCTCCAGTGCCGAGGAACTTGAGGCTGCCGAGAATGCTCTCATGGACCCGGAATACCAGCGGGCCACGGCTGCCAAGAAGGACGAAGCCGATGAGCGGCAGGAAAAGGCTGCCAAGAGCACTCGCGCCCGCATCGAAGACGATGAGGACGATGATGAGCCTCCGGCAAAGAAACCCAAGAAAAAGCCTGCCGAAGATGACGACGACGAGGACGAGCCGAAGCCCAAGTCCAAGAAGAAACCGGTCGAAGATGACGATGACGACGATGAGCCTCCGGCGAAGAAGCCCAAGAAAAAGGCAGCGGACGACGATGACGATGATGACGAGGACGAGCCGAAGCCTAAGAGCAAGAAGAAGCCGGTCGAAGATGACGATGACGATGATGATGAACCGGTGACCCGGAAGCCCAAGAAGAACGGCAAAAAGGCTGAGGAGCCGGTCTCGAAGGGTAAGGGCAAATACCCCGACATCGATGACGATGACGACGAAGACCTCAAGCCCAAGCCTAAGAAAAAGGCTGCCGTCGAAGACGATGACGAAGACTAACAGGTCGTAGACCTGAGTCCTGCGGGCCGTGGCATCCCTGACCTGCCAGCACCTGCCCTGTGCCACGGCCCGTTTTTACATATTCCAAGGAGCACATTTCATGCCTGATGTTACCGTAGAAATACGTAATCCCGAATGCGATTTCTGTCAATTCGGTGCATCGCAACCAAAACCCCCTAGAAATATATGTCTCTTACCAGAAGAGATCGAGCCGCATGATGTTATGCTGGTAGCAGAACAACCGACCGCCCAAGATGATATATATGGGATGGTCTTTTCTGGTAAGGGACTAGCTGAGATCAAGACCCGCTTAGAAAATATGGGCCTCGATGTCTATGCAACCTATGCTATCAAGTGTGTCAGACCCAACAAGGATATCAAACCCAAATCCAAAGACGCCAAGACGTGCGGTTTTGGCTGTGCTCCAAGAAAGGGTGAAGCTATTGTCGGCGGGTACCTCCAGGAAGAGATCAAACAGGTAAAACCCAAACACATCATCTGCATGGGGTCCAACACCTTTGTAGCCGTCACTGGAAAAGTGGGCAGCTTCGCTGAACTCAAAAGCAATCGTTACTACGATGAACGTCTACAAGCTCATATCTATGCCACTGACCATCACGCATCCGCAATGTACAACGTTCAGGTCAAAGAACAGCTTTTTGCCGATTTGGAGCGTTTCAAAGGTTGGATGGATGACGACACAAATGGTAAAAAAGACATCGGATTCAACCCACCTATTCGAGTTGCTTCCACATTAAAGAGTCTGCGTATGATGCAGAAGATGATTCGTAATGCTGGGGGCATAGTAGCTGTAGACACCGAAACTCAGGGCCTCAATCCGTATGACCCTGACAAGACAGTCCGATGTATTCAGTTCTGCTGGGATGCTGAATATGGTGGGGTGTTTGTTCCTTTGGAGTTGGAAGAGGAATGTTTCTTCACAGCTCCGCACATGCAACACAACTACTGGCAAGAAGACGAAACCCTGGATGAGGCTATCGAAATCATCAGGGAAATACTCCTGGAATCCTGGTGCATTTGGCATAATGGTAAGTTCGACCGCATATGGCTTAATCAGTGGGGCAAGAGGCGATTCGGTAAACCGATCTTGGCTCCAAATATCTATATGGATACCATGCACATGGCTCACGCCCTAGATGAGAACCGGGTGTTGAAATTGAAACAGCTCATCACGACCGAGCTTGGTTATCCGACCTACGATATCAACGATAAGTTGACCAAAGACCTCGACATACTGATACCTTACGCGGCCCGAGATACCGTGGCATCATTACTCCTGGCGTTGAAGTACGATGGCATACTCAAACGTAAAGATATGCGTCGTCTCAAGAGACTTTATGCCAAGATCACTCGTCCTGCCGATAAGCTCTTTACAAAAATGGAGCTGCGAGGTTGGCCGGTTGATGGTGCCAGGGCACAAGAATGTCGTTCACTCATCAACGGTCTTATCGAAGAGACAGTTGATAAGATGTTCAAATCACTGAATAAGTACAAAGCTCGAATGGTGGAAACTGGGTTACTCACCTACGATGAAGAAGAGGAGGAATATGGAGAGCTGGATGCAAAGATGTTTGCCTCCACTAAAAAGCTCGGAATCCTGCTTTTCGATGTGCTTATGCTCACCAAAAACCCGGACAAAAAGGTAGCATACACTCCAAGTGGTGAGCCAGCTACCAATGAAGACGCGCTGATTCACCTAAAAGGAAATACGTTTGTTGACCTGCTTCTGGAGTGGCGTGGTTTGGCAAAAGCTCAATCTACTTATGTGGAACCGATGATTCGAGCCGCAAATGGACGGGGTAGAATTACCACCAGTTACAAACTCACGGGCACTGTGACCGGGAGGACAGCCAGCGGTAAGGAGGCCACGCAGTCGAAGCGTCAAGGGGCAAGCAAGGCCGAAGGAATGAACCTCCAGAACTTGCTCTACACCTATAATATTCGGAACTGTATCAGAGCCAGAGAAGGTTGGAGTATTCTGGAATGTGACCTCAGTCAGATTGAACTTCGTATCGCAGGTTGGATGTCCAGAGACCCCTTGTTCCTGAAAGCTTACAACGAGGGCTGGGACATCCATACCATTCGTGCCATGAGGGTCAATGGTCTGACTCAGGAAGAATGGGAAGCTCTGCCTAAAGATAAGCAAAAGGAGCTGAGAAAAAAGGCCAAACCCATCAACTTCGGTTTCATCTATGGAATGATGGCTCCGACATTCAAGCAATATGCTCTCGTAGACTACGGCATTGACTTCTCGATGCATGAGTGCTCAGAAATCAGGAAGCAATTCTTTATTGACCACGCGGGTCTACCTGCCTGGTATAAAGAGCAAGAAGATGAGTGCAAGGAGTTTGGTTACGTCGAATCTCCTTCAGGTAGACGACGACATTTACCGAATATCACCCTTAATCCTGCTGGTAGCAAGGATGCCCGGAGCCGATACAATGAGGCTGTTCGCATGGCAATCAACACCCCGGTTCAGGGATTTGCTTCGGACTGGAAATTGATGTCCATGCTTGAGACTGATGAAAAAGTCACAGAGCTATTTGCGGGCAAGGCTTACCTGTTTGGTGAGGTCCATGACTCCATCCTTCTGGAGGTCAGAAATGATGTTCTCGAAGATGTCGCCAAATTGGTTCTACGAATCATGTCTCACCCAAGTATCCTTGACGATCTGGGTATAGAAATCGATATGCCAGTGCTTGCCGAGGCGAAAGCAGGCCCAAGTCTTGGAGAGGCAAAGGATTACCCTGTTGATTGGAAAGAAGCTGCTTAATGGAAGCCAACAAGCAGCGGGCCATTATTAGTTACTTGACCCATCTGCCCTACTGCCGTGTAACCAATATTCACGGTAGTTCATATCAGGAAAAAGGCATATCCGATCTGTTGGTATGCTACAAGGGTCTTCACATAGCTTTGGAATTGAAAGACGAGGCTGAAGTAGAGCCTGTTCAATTGGCATATTTGCGCTCGGTAAGAAGGGCGCAAGGAATTGCGGAGATTATTTATGACATCAGCACAGTCAGAAAAATCATCAGGTGTATTGACGAGAGAAGAACTTGGAAACCTATCAGCGACCTCACAAATAGACGAGCAGCCTGACAATCTGACGCTCACTATCGAGGGACAAGAGTTCCATCTGGGATACTCACGCATCTCTAAGTTCATCGATTGCCCCTGGGCTTACAAGCGCACTTATGTAGACGGTATTCGTAAACCGGGTGGCGTTCCGATGCGCCGAGGACAGGCTTATCATGGAACACTTGAGGGCTTGCTCAACTACAAGATCAATAAAGACGGTGGCCTTTATCCGTGGGAGAAGACTGAGAAGTTCGCCCTGAAAAATGCGACCAAGGAAAACCTTACCGAATCGGAATCCCACCGAGTCGTAGAGGCCGTTCGATTCTACCACAGGGAACAGTATCCAAAGCACAATCCGATATCTGTGGAAGACTCTTTTGACTTCATGAAAGGAGGAGTTCGATACACAGGCCGACTTGACCTTATGGACTTGGTAAGTCCTGGAGTCGTTGAGATTGTAGACCATAAGTTCTCATATGACACATGGGCAGACGCTCGGGCACAATACGGAATCCAGCCGATGGTATATCAGTGGGCTTGGGAAGAGGAGCTGAGACATAGGTATCCCGAGCTTTCTTACGGTGGATTCGCGTATAATATAATGCGTCTGTATCCTATACCACTTATACAGACTATCCGAATCAAGCCGGTCACCCCGGAGCAGTCTGCATGGTGGGAAAGACAGGTTCAACAGATGGCTCAGTGCATGGTTCACGGATTTTACTACGCCACAGCCAGTGAGAAAGCGTGCAAATGGTGCGACCACAAGAAAGAATGTAAGCCCTGCATCTACAAGATCAATGTAACTATGACCGGCGAACAAGAATCTATGGAGAGTTAAGAGCACTATGGAGAAGTTTCGGCTTACTAATGAGTTTCTGAACCAGTATAAAGATCGAAAGCCACCTTTTGGCTTCGGCGGCCTTGGTGCCCTGGTATACGAACGCACTTATTCCCGAATCAAGGATGACACCATAAATGAACAGTGGTGGGAAACAATTCAGAGAGTGGTCGAAGGCTGCTATAATATGCAGAAGCAGCATATCGAACTGAATGGCCTCGGTTGGAATCCGCAGAAGGCTCAGCACTCAGCCCAAGAAATGTATGATCGAATGTATAACATGAAGTTCCTGCCTCCGGGCCGGGGACTTTGGGCCATGGGGTCTGCAATCACTGAGGAGCGTGAGTGTTTTGCTGCTCTCAACAACTGCGGTTTCGTTTCCACTCGGGACATTGCTCAGGATTTTGCCAAACCATTCATGTTCCTAATGGACGCCTCCATGCTAGGGGTCGGTGTAGGTTTCGATACCCTCGGGGCCGGACTCATCACTCTTCGACAGCCAAAACCAGTGACCGAGCAAATGGTCATCCCGGATTCCAGAGAAGGTTGGGTTGATTCAGTTGGTAGGTTGCTCAAGTCTTATGTTAAAGGCAGCCCCACTATGACCTTTGATTACTCAGAGGTCAGACCTGCTGGTTTACCCATCAAAGGCTTTGGAGGTGTATCGAGTGGCCCAGAACCCCTGGCACTGTTACACGAGGGCATCAGGGGCCTACTGAACGCATCCGTGAGCAAACCTGTATCCAAGCGATTGATCGTAGACATCATGAATATGATCGGCAAATGTGTGGTGGCTGGTAATGTTCGCCGAACGGCTGAACTGGCCATGGATACAGGTATCGATCTCGAATATCTCCAGCTCAAAGATTACACGGCCAATCCTGACCGGGCAGCCTGGGGCTGGTCATCAAACAACTCGATCAATATGGAGGTGGGTTCCAACTACCAGCTCCCAGCGGCATTTACTCAGCAAAATGGTGAACCAGGTTACATCTGGCTTGAGAATGCCCAACAATTCTCCCGCATGAATAATGGCCCCGACAACAAAGATATCAAGGCCGATGGGGTAAATCCATGTGGCGAACAAACATTAGAGTCATTCGAGCTTTGTTGTCTCGTGGAGACATTCCCTCACCGATGTGATGATCTAGCAGACTATCAGCGCACGCTCAAGTTCGCATACCTCTATGCCAAGACGGTCACCCTCGGCAAGACCCACTGGGCCGAAACCAACCGCATTCTACTTCGCAACAGACGCATCGGATGTTCTATGTCAGGCATCGCTCAATTCATAGCTACCAGGGGCCTGCACGAACTGAAATACTGGTGCACTGAAGGTTACGATACACTTCAATACTACGATGGAGTCTACTCCAATTGGCTCTGTATTCCACGGTCGATCAAAGTTACAAGCGTCAAGCCGTCTGGAACTGTATCCCTGCTTGCAGGAGCGACCCCAGGGGTTCACTATCCCGAGAGCCGGTGGTATCTGCGCAGGATGCGTCTGTCCAAAGACTCACCGCTCATAGCTCCCCTTGTTGAAGCGGGCTATTCCATCGAACCATGCGTCGGGCAGGAAGATTCCACGGTAGTTGTAGCGGTCCCTGTGGAGATCGAAGAGGATATGCGCACGCTTCGACAGGTAACCATGTGGGAGCAACTTGAACTGGCCGCGTTCATGCAACGTTATTGGGCAGATAATCAAGTCTCAGTCACAATCACCTTTGACCCGGAGACTGAAGGCCCTCATATCGCCGATGCACTGCAATACTATCAGTATCGACTCAAAGGTGTCAGTTTCCTGCCCCGGATGGAAAAGGGAGCATTCCCTCAGATGCCTTATGAGGAGATCACAGACGAAGAATACTATCGTTTAGCGGAAGGTCTTCAACCGCTGGACTTCAGCAAAATCAAGGAAGCCAAAGCAGTGGTAGAACGCTTCTGCGATGGTGAAACCTGCACCCTTTAAGGAGGAATTGATGGCTCTGATAATTGGACTTTGTGGAGACAAGCAGCACGGCAAAGATACCGTGGCCGAAATACTGATGGCTCTGGCAATAGAGCATGGAGTCAAAGGTGTTCGGAGAGCTATGGCCGACCCACTCAAAGAGGAGATTGCCGCGTGCTTTGCTCCTCGAATGGGTGTCACCAAGGAAGAACTCATCCGACAGATGAACACGACTGGCGAGAAAGAGCGTTGGCGACTCATCATGCAGTGGTGGGGCACTGAGTACCGCCGAACTGAGGATAAAGACTACTGGGTCAAGCAGATGCACGGTTGGATGAAAGAGTATGCGTGGCCCGAGAGCAAGATGATCGTCCTGGTGCCTGACGTTCGATTCATGAACGAGATCAACTACGTTCTGAACAACGGGGGTTACATGCTACGCGTAGTTCGTCCTGCCCTGCCGACCGATGATACACATGCCTCAGAGCAGGAATGGAAGCAATTCAACGGTTGGAGCCAAGTCATCGATAACTCCGGCTCCATGGAAGAGTTGCAAGTCAAGGTCGCTTCGCTGTATACTCTACTTGAGGGTAGAGGCCAGTTCTGATGAAGGTATTGTTACCTTACAACACAATGGTATTGGGCACGGGTGACCTGTTTGTCGAAGGTCTGAAAGCTGGAGATAGCGTTCGCGGATATCACTACAACGAGAAAAAGATCGTTGATTTCACGCTGACTGCTGTCACCAAAGTGGACCCGGTGCATTTGGTCACCCTACACTATTCAATGACAAAGCCTATCACATTCTGCGCCCTGACAAAGGTCTTGACCCAGGGCGGCCCAATAGAATGTTATAAAGCCCCATTCCTGATGGGAGTCTGCCATGCTAACCCACGGCAGCTCAATATGTTCACTAAGCTGCGTGTCGAAGAGTCACGGGATACGGTTCCAGTCTATGAACTCGAATGGGAAGGTCAAGACTATTTTTTGTGGGCAGAAGGTATCCTAGTTGGCAGTCCAAGCTAAGAACATACTTGACAAATTAGTCAAAACATTTCTTCATGACCCCGTTGGAGGCAAAAAAATTGCCGAACGCTTCGGGTTATGGGAGAAATTACGCGATACCGTGCTCAAACCAGTTCATATGAGGCTCTGCCGTCTCGATGTCAACTGGTTCATCGAATATGTCTCTCAAGACCCTGAAACCCTACTCTACCTGGAACAACAGTCATTTCACAGGGAATGGCAGGCTCTTATCACTGCGAGTGATAGAGTTCTGATAGCAGCTCCCAGAGGCCATGGTAAATCCGTCCAACTCGTGGGGCGTCTGGTTTGGGAGCTGGGCAAAAATCACAACCTCAGAATCAAGATCATTGGTTCTTCGGATGACAAGGCCAAGGAAATCCTGGGTCTTGCCCGAGAACTCATTTCCAAGTCTATACGAGTTCAAGAGGTCTTTCCTGATCTCATTGTGGATACCGACCGAGGCGATACTCAAACCAAGTTCTTCGTCATTCGTGATATACCACAAAGAGACCCTTCTGTCGAAGCTTCTGGTGTGCTGTCAACCGGTGCTGGTGGTCGTGCAGACCTGCTCGTGTGTGATGACGTTGTTGACCTCAAGAACTCAGTCATCAACCCGGCCCAACGAGAACAAGTCATTAAAGCAATTAAAGAGACTTGGTTCTCATTGGTATCGTCCACAGGCAAGATCGTTTGGATTTGCACACCTTATCACATCGCGGACTGCACCCATGATCTCAAGAACTCGGGAGCATTCAAAATCTGGTGGACTCCAGCCATTCGTTACCAGATCGAGTATGATGAACAAGGCAATCCAGTTATCGATGAGTTGACAGGAAATGCCAAAGTCACAAAAACAATCCTCTGGCCCAGTAAGTGGAGTGAAGAGAAACTTGAATTACGAAGGCAGGAACTTGGTGATCGAGCATTTACAAGGCAGTACCTCCTCAATGCTATGTCCGATGAGGAAAGAACATTCCCTGAGTATGCTCTGGCCCGAAGTTTCGATGTGATGCTGGCTGACATTGGTGACGGAATACGTGAAGACTGGCCGACCTATGGCGGGGTAGACCTGGCTTCGGCACTGGGCAAGAAAAATGCTTACAGTGTCGTATGGACTATCGCCAAATGCCCGGAAAATGGTAAACTATACCTTAAAGAGCTTTGGCGTCAAAGGATACAGTTCAATGGTATCATGGATGAAGTCAAGCGACAATGTAAAAGGCACCGATGGCGTCTGGCTTATGTGGAAAATAACGCATTCCAGCAAGCGGTCATCGACGCGCTTGAGGCAGAAGATAAGTCTTTACCTATTACGGGATTTACTACGGGAGCCTACAACAAAAAACACGAAGAAGTCGGACTCCCCGGACTGAATATTGCATTTGAAAAGGGTCTGTTTTCCTTACCTGCGGCCAAGTTCCCATTGGCCCCGGATGATACCAGTCTTCTAGCGATCTTTATGGGTGAGCTTCGAGCACATCCTGGAGGAGAGTTCTCTGATACCATCATGGCTCTCTGGTTCGCTTATCGTGCAGCCATAGAATGCGGCAGTGACTTTGAAGACAGCTACTGTGAAGCTGCGGCTGCGGCATGACATACACAATAGACGATCTTTATGATATACTGAGGACAGGTTAAAACTATGGGCCTATTCAACTTCTCTGACAATGGAAAAGGACGCACTCCCGCACCGGCCTGGGCAAGGAAAGTCGGTAAGGTTGTTGCCGCCATATTCGATCTGGAAGATGGGACTCATGCTGTCGCTCGTGTAGGAAACAAAGAAACATTCACCGACAACAGCGCAGGTTCAGGTAACTCAATCCTGATGCCCGACCTATGGAGAGTTTACAACGACCGCAAGAGTGTCTACCAAGATATCGAACGAATGATATCCGAAGATGAGATTATTCCCACGGCTATCGATATCGTGGCTGATCGAACTATCAGTAACAGTGACGCTCGGCAATCATTCAAGAAAAAGCCCAAACGAACAGCTTTTGCCGTCACCTCCGAGGACAAAGAGGTTGAGAAAATACTACAAGCTCTCAACCGCCGACTCAAAATCGAAGGTGAAATATGGCAGATAGTCCACGAGTTCTACCCACATGGTAACAGTTTCCGAGAGGTAATCCTGGATAGACAGGCCAAGGATTCACCTACCGGAATGCGCATCAAAGGTTTCAAACAAACGATCTCATATCAGATATGGCCCAAGACCAATGACCATGGGGACAAACTTCCTGGCTGGCTGGTAGTGACCGATCAAGACGTGCCAAGTCAAGGTGGTAAAGAACTCGAAGAGTGGCAAATCATCCCATTTATCTTTGGTGAGAGGAAGGGTTTCCTGGCCGTGGCTCCTCTGGCAGCGGCTCGAAGAAACTGGCAACGACTTTCCAAGATGGAAGACGGAATGGCTGTCGCCCGTCTGGTTCGTGCTTACGATAAGATCGTTCACCGCATCCCGATCAAGTCTGAATGGACTCGGGATGAGATCATGGCCACGATCAAGAGATATAAGGATGCCATTACCAAGCGCAAGCTTGTGGCCTCAGATGGCTCCTTGATGAATACAGAGAATCCCCTGGATGTCCAGACGGACTTCTACCTGCCTGACGATGGTTCAGGTAAAGGTGGGGTTGCGATGCTCTCTGCGAACAACACCCAGCTCGGGAACCTCAACGATGTCCTCTACCATCGAGAGAAGTTGGTGTGTCGTCTAAAGGTTCCGGTAAGTTATCTTCAGCTTCAGGCAGGACAAAAGACCCATGTGGCGGCAGGTGCCAGTATGTCGAACGCTGACATCTCATTTGCCTATACCATCCAACATGTCCAGAATGTTGTCATCGATGGCTTGAGCCGTCTTTACGATCTGGAACTGATGCTCCACGGCATCGCCCCGGAAGAAGGACTTTACACCATTGAACTGGCTCCGGTCATTCCCAAGGATAGAGTTGAAGATGCAAATATCGAATTGACCTATGCGCAAGCTGCGGTCTACTTCGTAGAGGCATTTGGTGCTCTACCTGCGGAGTTGATAGCTGAGAAGTTCATGTCTCTCACACACGATCAGCAGGAGTTGATGGACAAGTTCCTCAGCACTGATGCCACTAAGATTTGGGCAGCCAAGATCAAATCCATTGAGGCAGGTGCCGATGCTATCGAAAACGGAGCCAAGGCCGCCTTAGTCAAGGATAGACTCCCTGGAGATAACAAAGCAGGTAGTGGTAACAATAATAAGAGCCGTGCTAAGCGGACATCCGAACAAATCGGCAAATCTGGCTCCTCTAAACAGAGCATCGATCTGGATGATCTAGTAGAAGTGGTCTATCAGGTTTATGATAGTGTGGCCGATGATCTGCGAGCAGAAGGTCAGGATGTTCCATACTTCAATGACGCAGATCGTGAAGAAATCAAGCAGAATATTCTTTCCCGTATGAGCGAAGAAGGCGAACTTGTAGTTTCTTAACCGTGGGGCACAATGATTAAAATACTCTGCACAGATTGCGTGGAAGGTCTCAATGCTCTAAGACCTGGAAAGCTCGATGTGGTGGTGACTTCGCCTCCATATAATCTGGGCATCAATTATGACTGTGACTACGATGATTCCCTACCCAGGGTCAAATATCTGGACTGGCTTGTCGATGTCGGATATGCCATCCATACCGCACTATCCGACCAAGGTTCCTTTTTCCTCAATGTAGGTTCCAAACCAACTGACCCCAGTATACCTTTTGAGGTGCTGGCTGTCATGCTGCGCATGTTCCAACTCCAGAACACATTCCACTGGATAAAGTCCATCTCGGTCGGTGACAAGTCCTATGGACACTACAAACCGATCAACAGCCCCCGGTTCGTCAACGACTGTCATGAATACATATTTCACCTGACCAAAAATGGGGATGTGCCTCTTGACCGTCTGGCTATTGGTGTTCCATATGCCGATGAGACGAATATCAAACGCTGGGGCACCAAGGCCAAGGTGCGATGTCGTGGTAACAACTGGTTCATTCCCTATGAGACCATTCAAAGCCGCGAAGATGAACGACCTCATCCAGCTACGTTTCCGGTCGAGTTACCTGAGCTATGTTTCAGGTTGCACGGCCTTGACCGGTTACATAGAGCCTGTGACCCATTCGTGGGCATAGGCAGCAGTGCCATTGCTGCGAAGAAATTGGACATACCAAACTTCGTGGGAATGGATTTAAGCCCCGCTTATTGTAAGCGAGCACAGAAGGAGGTAGCAAATGCGACCTAGAAGTGTGGCGTATATCGTCACAGTCGTGCTACTACTCCTGGCCCTCACCCAAACCGCTTGGTGCGCCGATGGTGTTGTATCCAAGTGGGATAAGGGAGGCTGGGACGTGACCAGCACCTTGACTGACTCTGGTACTCCCGAAGGGACACAGATTACGCTTGAAGCGAGCGTGACCTACTTTAGGGATGATGTCCAGTATGATGTCCAGGCTGAGCCTGTGATCTTGACCGTGGGGAAATCTACGATTCGTAAAGAGTGGGTTATATCAAACCCTCTCGACTCCGCGTACAAGGTTGAGTTCACCAACACAGGCTTAGGTGGTTGTGAAATCATGGTAGACGGCAAACTTCGATGGTGGGTTACGGCCACAAACAACGGCCAGCCTAGCGTATTTACATATCGAATACGTTACTCCCCACCTTGAAGCGCGCCTGTGAGTCTCCGTGATACATCGTCAACTCAAACTACCAGTGCATCTACGGAGCCGATAGCCATTCCGAAACTTGAGTAAACAGGAAGCCTCCCATCATAAGACCGGTGGGAGGCTTCCTGTAAATACTGGTATTTTTACCAGTTGCAGTTGGTTAGGTTATCAAGTATACTGTGTATGTAAGCGATAAAATAACCAACTGGAGGCAGCACATGGCAACCATAGTCGAAGAGAAAACTAAAATGAAAGGGAGAGTATCCTCCCAGGTCGTGCAGGCCGGTGACATAGGGCACATTTACGGTGGTGTGGCTATCGAGGGCAAGGTTTCCGCAAAAGAAGCCCTGGTCCTGGCCGGAGCAGATTTCGAGGTAGCGCAGTGTGCCGCCCGCATGAGTGATACTGTACGCACTCTGGTCCCAAACCTCTTCCATAACTACCGAACCGACCTCAAAGGCCCGGAGAAATATCTCGGCACCGTCAAAGGTGATTACAAGATCATTCAGAATGAGAAAGCTTTCGGCTGGGTGGACGAACTACTCGGAACTTGTGACGCATGCGCGATCACATCAGCCGGTGTGCTCCACGGTGGAAGTTACGTCTGGCTTTGCGTTGATCTCGGCGGTTATGAAGTTGTTCCTGGTGATGAACTTCGGCATGACCTGTTCATCCTCAACTCCCACAATGCTACATCCAACATGATGTTCCAACTGCTTGATAGGCGCATCGTCTGTCAGAACGTGATTTCAGTCACCAAGGGTGTCAAGAACGTCGGCGCACCTCTGAATATCAGGCACACCAAAAATGCCTGGTATCGAATGGAGGATGTGCAGAATGCTCTCAAGCTCGCAGGCAGCCAGTTCAAGGAAGCTGAGGAAGCCATGAGACAGATGGCTAAGGTCAGAGTCAGTCCCGAGGAAAGAGACATACTGATCTACAAGGGCCTGGACGTTTCAAAGAAGAAACTCAACGACTGGATGAGTGGCAAGTTAAAGAAGCAGCCCCAGTGGGTGAATCAGTTCAAGGCCATCAGTGATGCCACACTGCGCAGTCCCGGAGCCGAGTTTGCCCCGAACACCGTGTACAATATCCTGAATGGATTCACATTCTACTTCGACCACCAGCGCAAGGTCAGGAACGGAGACGATGAGAGCGTGGTCATCGAGCAGAAGATCATCAAGGGCAAGGGCATGGACGGCAAGAAATTAGCCTGGAAAGCCTGCCTTGACTTCTGCAAAAACTAAGTATTAGTTCCAATTTCTTACCTCCAAAAAAGGTCAGCATCGCAAGGTGCTGGCCTTTTTTGGATTTTCCCCAAAATAATTTCTTCCATAGGACACTCCCCCACGTTGGACATTTGCTAAGCTTGAATGTAGCGAATCATGTGAAGGAGCGAGACTGATGTCCAAAATACTAGCGAAAGCAAAGTTGCAGTCTCTCGACCGAAGCGTGCTAAGCGCACTTGTAAAGCAAAGTGTATCCGAGGATAATCTGGTTCTCCAAGACCACTATCATGTAGCTGGCTCAATGGAGGAACACCTTGCCAAGGTAAATCTCGCTTTCAAGGCGTGGAGACGCCAAACAGGAAATGACCCGTACTACTGGAGTTCCATTCTTGGCGTATTCTCTGATTCGATAATATTCTGCTGTGACACCTATCCTGATGGCCCGTTCACGTATTGTTCAGTGGGCTACACGATGGGAGCAAACGGAATTGTCATCGACGGGAATTGCACTCCGATGGACGTGACGGTCGTGGCAACCGCTCTGGGCATGGACGACGCAGGGGAGCAATCTGCAAAAGCAGATGAGACCCCGGATACTCAATCCAACAAGGAGGAAAGCGACATGAAGACTCCTGGCGAGAAGCCCGAAGTCAAGCAAGACGGGAGCGAGAGCGCAACGGTTGTTGAGACCTCTAAGGCCGCTGGCACCAGTGCCGATCAGCCGAACGTCGAAACTCCGAAGACTGACGCTGAAACTCCTGGCGCGTCTGTTCCTGAAACGCCCACCGAAGCAGCCAGTGATGGTGGTGCCGAAAAGTCGGATGAGATTCCGGCTGGTACCGGTGGAAGTGGCGGGGTCACAACTGGTGACGTGGCGGGAGCTTTGAGTGACACCAGTGCTGGGACCAAACAGTCGGAGTTCTACGGCAAGGACGAGTTCATCGTCCAGTCCGGGAGCATCGATATGGCCTCTCAGTCCATGAGTTATATGACCATCCAGTCCGTCGAGGACAAAGCCGATGGCACCAAACTCATGAAGATTCAAGGTATTGCCACCCGAGGCGATATCGTCAACAGCAAGGGTGAAGTTTACCCTACGTCTGTTTGGCAGGAGAACATGCCGAGAATGAACGAGCTGGCTCAGTCCGGTAAGTTCATCGGCAAGCTTGAGCATCCGACAGTCGATCAGGGGCTGGTTGATACAGCCATCAAGTTCGACAAGTTCTGGCTGCAAGGCAACGACGTGTGGTTCGATGCCACCATCGTACCCACCGACCCGGACGGTAAGAACCTACAGGCTCTCATCGAATCCGGTGTGCAAGTTGACCTCAGCTCTCGCGGTTACGGCAAGTTCGTTCAGAGCGATTGGCGCGGCCAGAAGCGAAAGGTCATGCAGAACGGCTTCGTCTGCACGGCATTCGATGCTGTGTGGATGGGAGCAAGCACCGGCAGCGGCGTAAAGTCTGTCACATATCAAAGCGACACAACGGTCGCAGATCAAGGAGATAGTCCCGTGGAAAAGGACGAGAAGAAGACCCAAACTCAGTCTGCCGAAGACCGTGCAGCAGCGGTTCGCGCCATTGCTGCTTTCAACGAGACCAAGAAAGCTCTGCTTGAGCAGTCTGGCCTCAATGTGGACGGTCAGAGAGCATACCAGGCCGCCCTTGATAAGGCGACCGAAAACGACATCGTTTCCCTGATGTCGGCATCTGATGCCATGCTGCCCAGCCTCCAGGCTGTTTTCCCGGTTGTTGCCGAGGGGACGACTGAGACTGTGCAGTCCGATACCTATTCTCCCACATTCTACTCGAAGCAGAGTGCCGAGGAGAAGGCTCCGCAGACAGTCGGCGAGATGATCGACCGATTGGTGCAGGACTTGCCTGACCACTACGAGGGTCAGTCCCTCCCGGTGGGCAGCAAGGTTCCGAGCCACCTGACCAGCCCAAGAGAGGCTTGCCGCCTCATTCTTCAGAACACTGCCCGCGTGAGCGAGGGTGGGTTCCACGGGCCGTCTGCGGCACGTGCGCTGCTTGCTCTTGAGCAGGGGCAGACCAGTCGGGCGCAGGACATCCTCTTGCAGGGTGCTCAGCATGTTCAGGATTTGCCGACCGGGGCGACCACGGTTGCTGGAGACGGTGCTCCGCTCTCCAACTACCTCATCTTCCCGCTCATCCGCAGGGTGTTCCCGCAGTACATACTCGGTGAGATCGCGTCCATCCAGCCGATGGATAGGCCCAACGGTAAGATTTTCTGGCTTGACCAGTATCGCACCGAGGAGCCGTCCGCAGGACTGGAGACTCGACTCGATCTGAACACGTCGTCTTCGCCGTTCAACTCGTCTTACGCGGACAATGCGACTGAGGGCGCGACCGCGAAGATCATTCGCATGAAGCTGTCCAGTCAGCTCATCGAAGCGCACACCAAGAAATTGGGTGCGGCATGGAGCATCGAAGAGATGCAAGACCTCAGAGCCTATCACGGTCTGGACGCGGCCCAGGAACTCCTCGGTGGCGTGGCCCGTGAGTTGGCCCTCGAAGTCAATATGGAAGTTCTGAACGACATGATTCTCCAGGCGACAGCCGGTGCTCTGACGTTCGGAACCACGATGCCCACAACTGGTTTCGTAAACCAGCCGGAGTGGGACGCCTACGTATGGAATTACATCCAGAAGATGGACAACATCATATTCGGCAAGAGAAACGGGATTATGACCCACCTCATCTGCGGTATGGATGCTGCCCTCGCTCTGGCAAAGTCCATGCGCGGAACGTTCTCCATCGGTGGGAACGACAGTGGCGACGGCACGATGGACGGCCCGTATCCGGGCGTGACCTTCTTCCCGATCATGACGGCCCCGAACGGCAGCCGCTATCGCATCATGAAGACCAACTTCTGGGCGAGTGGCACCACGAACGGCTCGAAGATCATGTGCTTCCGCAGAGGCACCGAGTGGAACGACACCCCGTACGTCTATGCGCCGTACGCGGACTTCACCACTCCGATGCTGACGGACCCGCTCACGTTCGATCAGAAGCAGGGTGTTATGACCCGCTTCGCCAAGAAGTGCGTGACCCCGGATGCCATCGGCACCATCTCGATCTCCAGTGATGCTGGTCAGCTTGTATAAGCTGTCAGTCTCACTTGACTATGAAGGCTCCCCAGTTCTTATGGCTGGGGAGCCTTTTATTGTGCTATAATGGAGTCATGGGAACTTACGTACATAATCCAGGAAAGTGCCCTCAATACTTTGGGCAGAATACAGTCATCCCCGGTAACAACTATGGTGTGCTATCAGAGGAAATTGCTGATACTCTAAGAACCAGCAGCATACCTGTTCAATGTGAGGGTTCTCCTGGTTTTGAACCTCTCTGGATACAGAATATACCAGACAGGACACCCGATCAGATACCCTGATAAGGTATAATCGGAATGGAGGAACATCACAATGGCAAACATGAAAGATAACGTAACCAATATCATCGCTTGGCTGCACCAAGCACTCGACATGCTGATCGTTCTCATCCGTGGTGGTAAGAACGAAGAAGCAGTTGAACTTATTCAGGATGTGCGTGATGTCGTATCGTCCTACCTCGGTGTATTCCAGGGATTCATCCCTCAGAATGCTATAACACCGATGCCCGGTAACTTCTGGAAGAAGCTGGCTTGGATTGCTGCAAATACCGGCTGGATTCAGGCCCTAGCGATGCTAACCAGTGGCACCAACCCGTTTGAGGCCGCCAAAGCCAGGGCCGCTGCCGTGGCAACCAAATGGCAGTTCTCTACCAATCTCCAATAAGAGGTATATCATGGCAGTCACAGTTGAAGAAGTAATCGCTAAGCTTACGGCTCGTAACTTCCCAATGAAACTCATTGAGACTGGTTTCGAGAGCATCTTAGAAGACGCACTGGCTGAGTTGAATGCCTATTCACCTGTGACTACCTTTGCCGCGTTCGACACGGTAAAAGATGTACAGGACTATGCAATCTTCGACCCGGATGACCCTGTGCTCGCTGGCTTTGCCGAGAATGCCACATCTATCAAAGAGGTCTACTGGAATCCGGCTGGAGACTTCACCAGCTTGAATATATTCTCTCCGGGATGGTTCACTCTGAGCCAAGTGCTTCTATTTACCGGTGGCTATTTCCACCAGCCCTCCCAGATGATGATTCTGCGGCAAAAGCTCGGCAACTGGCGTGCACAATTCGGTGAGCAAGGGTCTGAAGTCATCGGCCCCGTGGGAGAGCCAGGTTCTTTGCTTCGCCTATTCCCGATACCGCAGGAGGATGGGGTCAAAGTAGTTGTGGAGTTCGGAGCTTCCATGACCCTTGATTTGGTCGGTAAAACTCAGATTCCAAATCTTATGGATTGGGTCTGTCACTATGCCGCCAATGCTCTGGCAAACAAGTATGCCACAACCGCTGGTATCTCTCTGCTGGGTTTCGCGGACTCAACGGCTGCAATGAAATACTGGGATGGTCGGGCCGAATGGTATCATGAGCACTGCATGATCAATCAGGGAGGCAGCCACGGTGAGGTAGCACGATCATGATAAACTTCGAGGGGACAAGACAGGCAGAGTTTAGAGAGCGACTGTTGGAAGTCCTCGCGGCCATGGAAGAAATGATGCCGGAGATGACTGTTGCCGTCGAACTATGGCGTCCCGATGTAGTAGACCACAGTGGCTATGCTGATGAACAAGAGGAGAAATGGATTCGACTCGATGAGAATGTGCCTGGATTCAGATTCCAGACTCGTGATAAGTGGGGTGAGCGGGGTGTAGGTATCATCACCCAGAATTGGGATTGGCTCCTACTCCCAGATGATCTTGGAATCCAGACGGGCGACCACGTAGATATCGATGGTGAGATATTCATGATCTCTGAATCCGAGGAACAAGGTGGAGTATTTAAGGGCAAGATCGATAAACAGAAATCTCGATTTGTGCGTCCGGCCAGAACCGACCCGACCTATCGACAAATGGGTATGAAAGCACGGATTGTCTAATGGGTATGAAGTTACTAAAAAGTGGCAGGGTTCCTAAACTTGAACTTAACCGGCTATGGAAAGGTATCCAGCAGGCCGAAAGTGAGACCCTGGAAGCCATCAAACCCATAGTCAATGAAATCCTTGTCAAGAATGTGGGCACTCAATACTACAGTTTGGCCGCCCTGAAAAGAATGGGGCATCCATATAAGAATCGTGCTCCTGGTGGCTTGGCTCCAGGTATAATCAACGTGCAATCTGGAGAGTTCTTTCGATCATTCAAACTCACGGGGCCAGTTGCCTCGGGACAAAGAATGACGCTCTATATTGAAAATAACTCATGGAAGGCAGAGATGCTTTTGCATCCTGGAAATATGATTCCTCGTCCATGGGATTCATATTTGATGTGGCATCTACAGAGAGCCATAACTCCCAAACTTGGAGCGATCTTTGCATCCAAGTTCAAGTTCCGATGGAAAGAATAACTTGATTAGGTGGTCAACTCATGGCTGATGTTGTGGCATTTATCGATCATAATAGAGACCTTATAGCGGCTGCCCCGAGATTCACTCAAGACGGGTTCACACACGAACAAGTCTATCGGCAGTATCTTCCCCAGGTCAAAAACCCAACATTTCCATGTATAACTCTCTCATTCGAGAAGGAAAAAATGGAAGTGTTCGCTGACGTGGCTGTGGGTATGCTCTACGTCTCTGTTCACATGAAAAAGTTTTCCACAACTCAATCCGTGGCAGATTGGATAAGTGCCCTGCTTCGAGATCACAAGTTCTCCGATGCTACGACCACCATATACAAATGCCAGGAACAGGGTGGACCACCAACCCCATCCTACGATAAAGAGACTGAAACTTGGGAATCCATGCAGGGTTTCGAGGTCATGTTCCTCTAAAGATTTCTTCCACAGGACAGGTCTCCTATTGCACTATATGCTAAGCTAGATACTAGTTGATAGGCCATTCTAAGCTTAGAAGGAGACAGAGCGATGCCAATTATCAATAAAGACAATATCTCTCTGGGCATCGGTAACCTGGAACTCGGTTCGTTCACCAACGACGTGTTCGACGGCTATACTGATGTGGGAGCCATCAAGAGTGAAGTGAACATTGAGCACAACCGCGAGGTGCTTGACTTCGAGGCTGGGCGGCCTTTGGTCACCATCCTGCAAGAGGTCATTCGTGAGTCCGTTTCGGTCTCTGCGACTCTCGCGGAACTCAATCTCGCCACACTCAAGATGGCCCTGGGCCAGGGCAGTATCACTTCAGGGACGACTACCTCGTTCCTTGACGGCAGTTCGGACGCCCTCCGTGGGACGCTCCAGCCGGGCAAAACAGCGATCACTTCGGGAACGCTGATGAAGTTCGGTGGAACCCCGACTCATGCCTATGTCGGCCTGCGCTTTACTCATGTGAAGTCCAACGGCAAGAGGCAGATTTTCGAGGGCTTCAAGGCTTCACCGCAAGGTCAGCTCACTCTTCCGTTCCGGGAATCGGACTGGAACCTAATGGCCGTTTCGTTCCGTCTGCTTGCAGACACGAACAGAGCAGCCGGAGAGCAGTATTACCAGTTCCTGATCGAGCAGTAAGAGTTGTTTTCTGTCGCGGCAGCATGCTATACTGAAAGGGCTGGTAACCTGGTAAAGTTACCAGCCCTTTCAACCATTTAGGAGGCAACAAAGTGAGTAAAGACAAGAAGTTCAAATGGAACCCGGAATGCTTGGTGCCAGATGAAATCGAGGTCAATCTGGGAGCAGCCGACCCCAAAGGCCCATTCACCATGCGGGAACTGTCTCGCACCGACCTACTGAGTTTCGTGGGCGAGTGCATCGACAAGAAGTTTATCAAGGAAGATGGTGAGCGTGCCCCGTTCATCGAGGTTGCCAAAGAGCAGGAAGAGGTAATCAACCGCTATCTTGCCATGTCCACTTCTTACGGTGAAGCCTCGAATAAGCGCAAACCCGAGTTCTTCGCCAAATTGGACATCCCGACCTCTGCCTACGGCGATCTGATCGAGGCGTTTTTCGACATCAACCACCTCGATGAAATCCTGGCAACGGGGGGAAACTGGCTGATGCTTCCGACAGTGAGAGAAGTACAGAAACGGTCGGAAGCAAGCGAAAGCGCGAGCTAGATACAGACTCTATCCCCGGTAGTGACTTCGCGGGAGTTGTTGACTGTCTTACCG